TCGAGCGCGTCGAAAGCCGCCCGATGCGCTGTATCGGGGTGGACTCGCCGCAGCACCTCTACCTCGCGGGTCGCGGGATGATAGCCACGCACAACACCGACATCTTCTTGAACTGGCAGACCTACTCGGTGATCTGCGACCCGGCGGACATGATGCTGATCCAGACCAGCATGGCCACGGCCCGCGACTTTTCCATGCGCCGGGTGGACCGGCTGCACCGCTTCACGCCGGAAGTCCAAGAGCGGCTGATCCAGCGTCGAGACGCCGACAACACCTTCGACAAACAGTATTCATCGGGGATGCTGGTCACCCTGTCATGGCCGACCATCAACGAGCTGTCCGGCAAGCCGATCCCTCGCCTGTGGCTGACGGACTATGACCGCATGACGCAGGACGTGGATGGTGAAGGATCGCCGTTCGATCTGGCGCAAGGCCGGGCTACCACCTTCCGCCGCCATGGCATGTGTGCAGCGGAGTCGTCTCCGGGCTTTGTGATCGAGAACCCCAAGTGGATGCCCTCGACCAAGCACGAGGCCCCGCCGACGCAGGGTATCTTGTCTCTCTACAATCGCGGCGACAAGCGGCGCTGGTACTGGCGCTGCATCTCGTGCCAGCAACCCTTCGAGCCTGACTTCAGCCTGATACATTACCCCGACACCGCCGACTACACGGAAGCCTCGGAGATGGCGACGATGAAGTGCCCACACTGCGAGATGGACTATCACCACGACCCCATGGACGACATGCCCGGCAAGTACGAGATGAACTTGAGTGGCCGCTGGGTGAAAGACGGGATGGTCTGGATGCCTGACGGTTCGATGGACGGTCGGGAGTCCCGGACCACGATGGCCTCGTTCTGGCTGAAGGGGGTTGCTGCCGCGTTCTCAGACTGGAAGACGCTGGTATTCAAGTACCTCACAGCAGAGAAAGAATACCGCGACAACGGGACGGAAGAAGCTCTCAAGACCACGACCAACATTGATCAGGGGATGCCCTACACACCCAAGTCGCTGGCCTCGGAACGGATGCCGGAAGAACTGAAGAGCCGGGCGAAACCTCTGGGCCTCCGGGAAGTCCCGATGGGCGTCCGTTTCATCATGGCGAGTATCGACGTCCAGAAGAACCGGTTCATCGTGCAGATGCACGGCGTCGGCGTTGGTCGCGACGTCTGGATCATCGACCGCTACGAGATCAAGAAGTCCCAACGGCTGGACGAGGACGGCGAGCACCTCTGGGTCAATCCCGGCGCGTACCCGGAAGACTGGAAGCTGCTGGTCGAAGAAGTGATCCTCAAGACCTACCCGCTCATTGACGGGTCGGGCCGGAGAATGGCAGTCAAAATGGTGATCTGCGATTCGGGCGGTCGTGCGGGGGTGACCACCAACGCCTACGATTTTGTGCGCTGGCTACGCCGGGGAGACGATCCAGATCACGATACTTCACACGAGCAGGGCGACTATACGTGGGAGCCCAACCTGAACACCAAGTTTCTCCTGCTGAAGGGGGCCAGTAACAAGGGAGCCCCTCGTGCGGCCATCGGGTTTCCGGATAGCCAGCGTAAGGACCGTACCGCCGGGGCACGTGGAGAAATCCCCGTTTTGTTCATCAACACCAACCTTTTGAAGGATGCGCTGGACAAGATGCTCGACCGGGTAGACCCGCGCGGGGGGCGGATCAACTTCCCGGATTGGCTCGACGACAACTTCTACACGGAGCTGACGGTGGAAGTGAAGGATGCTATTAAAGGGTGGCAGAACCCCCGCAAATATCGTAATGAGTCATGGGACTTGCTGGTCTATTATCTGGCAGCGACATTGACTAACCTCATTGGTCTGGAGCATCTTAACTGGGATCAACCGCCGGGCTGGGCGGAAGAATGGGATAGAAACGATCTCGTCTTCGATCCAGTCGAGCAAGACAAGCCCTTCGCGCCGGAGAACCGGAAGAAGAAAAGCTTGGCTTCATTGGCCGACAATCTGGCGTAGGGGCAACCATGGCACTCACATCAATTCAACGCGCGACACTCAACACCCGGTTGGCTGACGCGGAGAGTTCTTACCACAAGGTCATGACCGGCCAGTCCGCTCGGGTCTACGTGGATCAAAACGGCGAGCGCGTCGAGTACGCTGCCGCCAACGCGAGCCGCCTGCTTGCGTATATACAATCGCTGAAACAGCAGCTTGGCACGCTCAATCCCACGGGGCCAATGTCAATATGGTTTTGATCAATCGCAAAGGGCCTACGGCGGAAGAAATCCGGGCCGACATCATCTCTCTCGTCGGGACGCCCGGCAAAGACTTCGCTTTCGGTGGAGCCTACGATGGCGCGGCGCGGTTCGACAAGCAGCTATCCACGTGGACTCCGCCACTCCGCTCGGCGGACGCCGACATGCTGCCCGACAAGGAACTGCTGGACGCCCGGTCTCGGGACGGCCTCCGCAATGACGCCTACCTTCAGGGCGGGGCCACGATCCACAAGGACTCCATCGTCGGGTCTCTCTATTTCCTGAACTCCAAGCCGGACTTCGACACCCTCGGGTTCTCGGAAGAGTGGGCGGAAGAGTTCCAGAAAGAGGTCGAGGCCAAGTTCACGCTCTGGGCGGAAAGCCCGCGCAAGTGGGTGGACGCCGCCCGGCAGAACACTTTCACGTCGATGATCCGTCTGGGCGTCGGCGTCTACTGTGGCGTCGGCGAGTTGCTGGCCACGGTCGAATGGCTCCGGGACAAGGGCCGGGAGTTCTCGACCGCGATCCAGATGGTAGACACGGACCGGCTCTCGACGCCCTACGAGCATTCGTGGGACACCAACGTCCGGGGCGGCATCCGGCTCAACCAGTTCGGCGCTCCGCAGTCCTATTACATCAGGACCAAGCACAAGCAGGACTACGGCTCGTTCAGCAGCATGGGTGACATGACGTGGAAATCGGTTCTGGCTGAGAAGCCATGGGGCCGCCAGCAGGTCATCTACATCCGGGAGCAGATGCGCGTCGATCAGACCCGCGCCATCTCGGACATGGTGGCCGGGCTCAAAGAGATCGCGATCACCCGGAAGTTCCGGGACGTCACTCTCCAGAACGCCGTCGTCAACGCGATGTACGCGGCCAGCATTGAGTCGGAGCTTCCGCCTGAAGCGGCCTACAGCCAGATCGGCGGGGGCAACGTCGGTGACGGCGTGACTGAGTACGCGACGACCTACCTCTCGGCGGTCAATGAGTACATCGGGTCTGCCAAGCATATGCAGCTCGACGGTGTGAAAATCCCACACCTCTTCCCCGGCACCAAGCTTCAGATGCGCCCAGCCGGTACGCCGGGCGGCGTCGGCCAAGACTTCGAACAGTCACTCTTGCGGTACATCGCGGCCTCTCTGGGCGTGAGCTACGAAGAGCTTTCGAAGGACTACACGAAGACCAATTATTCGTCGGCTCGTGCGGCCATGGCGAACACGTGGAAATTCATGCAGTCCCGGAAGAAGCTGGTAGCGGATGCGTTCGCCAGCGCGATCTTCCGGCTCTGGCTCGAAGAAGCCATCAACAAAAACCTGCTCCGGTCGTTCCCGGCCACATCTGCCGGGATGCTCTACACCGATGGCGTCCTCAACATGATGTTCGAGGCATTGTCTCAGGGTGACTGGATCGGCGCAGCTCGCGGTCAGATCGACGAGCTGAAGGAAACGCAGGCGGCAGTCCTCCGGATCAAGTACGGTTTGTCCACTCACGAAGAAGAGCTGGGGCGACTGGGCAAAGACTGGCGGAAGGTGTACGTTCAGCTCCAGCGGGAGACCAAAGAGCGTGACGCTCGGGGTATCGTCCTGTTCGAAGATAACTCAGTGAACGCCGCATCAGGCACCACACGGGAAGCAGATGACGGCGACAAGAGCGAGAAGACAGACGATGGCGACAAGTAACCCCATGCTGGCAGCGATCACGCAGAACCCGCTACTGATCGCACCGTCCAGCCAACAGCTCTTCCAAGAGTCCATCCAGCATGTCGTGGCCTCTGAACACGCGGACGCGATGCTGAACGAAGCCGTCATGGCCAGCGCCAATGACGATGACTTCTGGCCCACGGACTCCAATGACTGGCGCGCCGCCTACCGACCCTACAATGTCAAGGACGGCGTTCTGCAAATCCCGGTCATGGGCGTGCTGCTCAACCGGTTCAGCTACCAGTTCGGTCGGTGGGCGACAGGTTATGCCTACATCGAAAAGGCTCTCGAACGCGGCATGACCGATGGCAACGTGAAGGCAATCGCTTTCGTCATCGCCTCCAGCGGCGGCGAGGTCGCGGGCTGCTTCGAGCTGGTGGACAAAATCTTCGACGCACGCGGCGAGAAACCCATGCGGGCTTTCGCGGCGGATATCGCTTACTCGGCAGCCTACGCGATCTTCTCGGCGGCTAACGAAGGCACGGTCACGCGCTCGGGAGGCGTCGGTTCAATCGGCGTCGTTACTGCCCACGTCGAGTACAGCGACATGCTGAAAGGTGACGGGATCAAGGTCACGTTCATCTTCGCCGGGGATCACAAGGTCGATGGCAACGCCTACGAAAAGTTGCCAGAAAACGTAAAGTCGCGTATCCAAGATCGAATCGACCGCGTATATGGAGTATTCACATCCACGGTCGCGCGGAACCGCAACATGGAAGAGAAGGCAGTCAGAGATACTCAAGCTTTGACATATGATGCTAACGATTCCATTGAAGTGGGACTGGCGGATCGGATCGGGGCTCTTGAAGACGAGATGGCGATCTTCAGTTCCGAAGTCGCTGAAGCAGAGGACGAGCAAATGGCTACTGACAACAAAACTGAAACGAAGACGGTCGATCAGGCCACTCACGACGCCGCCGTCGCTTCTGCGACAGCAGCAGGCATGACAGCCGGTACGACACGGGTGAAGGCGATCCTCGCCTCCGAAGTCGGCAAGGCACGGCCCAAGGCCGCGCTATCGGCGGCACTCAATACGCAGATGTCCCTCGAAGAAGCTTCGGCTTTCCTCGCGGACCTCCCGGAAGAAAAGGCTGAAGCTGCTGCTCCGGCTGCTCCGGCGGCTGCTGCTGCTCCGGTCGCAGGCAAGCCCGCCGCTTCCACCAAACCTACCCCGTTCGAGCAAGCCATGGACGCCAGCGGCAACCCGCTGGTCGGCGCAGATGCGGATGCTGGCGAAGACGACGACACGGATGCAGACGCCAAGGCGACTGTCTCTATTCTCGCTGACTACGCGGGCGCAACCGGCACGACCAAGAAGAAGGTCAGCTAAACTTCAACGATGGGGCAACCCCACTTCCCACTAAGAAAGTCAAGGGATTTCTACCATGGCAAATGACAACACTATCCCCCACGGGAAGCCGGGCGTTGCCTCGTTCGAGTCGGAAACATACGGAAACTCCGGCGAGCCACGTTTCGGTGACACACCGTCGCCTACACTGGCCCGCATGGTCACCGCTGGGGCTGACCTCGATCTCAAGCTCTACTCGGTCGTCAGCCTCATTGCTGGCGTGCTGGCTCTTGCAGTCAACGGTTCCGCAGCAGGCGCGGCTACCGGCACAGTGACCTTCTCGGTCGCAGTAGCCTCCGCCGCTGAAACTGTCACCATCGGCGGTCGGGTCTACACCTTCCGTGCGGCGGTCGATGAAATCGCTGATGAAGTTCTCGCCGGTTCGACCTTCACCGAGTCGGCGGAGAACCTCGTGGCCGCGATCAACGCTACGGCGGCGGGCTCTGGCACGACCTTCGGCTCGTTGACCACACAGAACACCGACGTTCGCGCCACTCTCTCAGGCGCGGTCATCACACTGCACGCACTTGACGCTGGCGATGAAGGCAACGGCATCGCGCTCGCCAAGTCCGGCACCAACATCGCGGTCTCTGGGGCAACCCTTTCCGGCGGCGATGATGACGCCGACATCAAGCCTTACGGCGTTCTGGCGGCCCCGGTCGTCATGCTGAATGGCGAAACCATGTCTGTTCCGATCTACGTCGGCGGTCACTGGAACGTGGACGCGCTGACTTGGGACAATACGTTCGCGACCGACGAATCGAAAATGCGGGCCTTCGAGGGTTCTCTGAACCCCGGAATCCTTGTCTCGAAACCCAAGTACAACAGCGACAACTTCCCGGCTTAATTGCCGGGGAGACCCGCCGTTCAATAACCAACGAGGAACCCCAGTCATGGCAATCGGTCAGACCATCTATTCAACTGCTGCCCTGCTCGGCGTCTTGCGCGACGAGACCCAGATGCAGCCCCCGTCGAGCTACTGGCTCGATCTCTGCTTCCCGAACATTCTCACGTTCGAAGAAGAATACATCGACTTCGGCAAGATTTCCGACACCCGGAAGATCGCGCCTCTGGTCGTTCCAACCGCGCAGGGTCGTCCGATCTACTCCGCAGCCGAACGTGTCGCTCGCGTCAAGCCAGCTTACGTGAAGCCAAAGGATGCCGTCACGGCTACCCGCATGATCCAGCGTGCCGCCGGTCTGGGCGAGTTGAACGTCAACTCGAACTGGTCCCCGCAGCAGCGTTACAACGCCATCGTGGCGGACATCATGAAGGCACACCGTACCGCGATTGAGCGCCGTTGGGAGTGGCTTGCAGCGCAGGCCGTACTCTACGGTGCGGTCACTCTCGAAGACGAGAACTACCCGAAAGCCGTCGTGGACTTCGAACGCGCTGCTGGCCACTCGATCACCCACACAGCCGGTAACTTCTGGGGCGACTCCGGCGTCAAAATCCTCCGGGAAGTTGAAGCTTGGAAACGCATCGTTCGTGACGCACCTTTCGGTGGCCCGACCAACCGCCTGACGGTCGGTTCGTCTGCATGGGAAGTCATGCGCGAAGACCAAGAGATCATCGACATGCTGAAGCTGGACATGCGTCCTTACAACGGCGGCGTCAACCTCAACATGGGTATCCGTGAAGGTCTGGACGTGGAACTGGTGGGCACACTGTCCGGCACGACCCCGGTCTATGTCTGCTCGGACTACTACCATGCGCCGAACGGCTCTGTGGTCCCGTTCATGGACCCTCGCGACGTCGTGCTGACCGGCCCGAACGTCCGTGGCGTTCGTTGCTTCGGCGCTATTCAGGACATCGACGCACAGCTTCAGGCTATGGCGATGTTCCCGAAAATGTGGAAGCAGGATGACCCTTCGGCTAACTTCATCATGACCCAGAGCGCACCGCTCATGGTCCCAGTGAACCCGAATAACACTCTGCGCGCCCGCGTGGTTGCCTAATCTCTTGGACCCCTAGATCGGGGTCTGAATCCCCACGGCTTTCGGGCCGTGGGCTTTTACCTGAAGAGTACCAGTCCAACACAGGAGTACAGGACCATGGCTGAAAAGAAGAAGGTGATTGCGATCACCGAAATTCACCGTACAATTGCACCCGGCAAGCCCGGCGATAAGGCCAAAGGCATTGCCTCGATCCCGCCCAAGGTTCAGGTCATCGCGGCCAAGACCGTCTTCATGGTCAGCACTGACCGCGACGAAGACGACACCAGTGAATTTTCCCGGCTGATGGACGCCAAGGCGATCCGTCTTCCAGAAGCCGATGAAAAGGTTGCTGTAGACATCCGGAACGTCGTGGCTGAAGACGAGGCCCCCGCACGTAAGCCTGCTGCTGCCGCCAAGGCAAAGCCTGCTGCAAAGCCTGCTGCAAAGCCTGCCGCAAAGCCTGCTGGAGACGAAGCGGACTTGTCCACCGGCGAGACTGCCGACGACGACGATCTGGTCTGATTGACCATGGGCTTCCGAGAAATCAAAGCCCAAGCACGCCGGGACTTGCATGAAATGATGCAGGTCCCGGCGTCTTATTATGCAACACCGGCAGCCAACCCGGTCCTCGTCAACGTGCGCGTCCACACCAAGTGGCAGCAGCAGGGCGATCTAAAGGGCACCAATTTGAACTACGCAGAGCTTGAGGAAGTGAGCCCACGGATCGTGTTCGACCGGGTGCAAGTGGCCATGCCACCTCGCAATGCGATGGTCGTGATTTCCAATGAAGAAGGCTACCGCGTCGGCCAGACAGAGCCGATAGACGGCATGACTGTGACCGCCGAATGCTCGCGCATGAGCAATGCCGATCTGGCCGGTAAGGTCTACCCGGAGGACCTCTGATGTCTGACAACTGGGCAGTCGTCGTCGAGGGGTTGGACGATCTCAAGCAATTCGACAACACCAAGCAGCACATCAGGATCGCCGCCGCTCGGGCCATCAACAAGGTCACACGGGATGGTCGCGTCGAGATCGCCCGCAAGATCAGACAGCAGGTCTCTTTTCCGGCCAGCTATGTGAGTGCCGACCAGAAGCGGCTCTACGTGTCCCAACAGGCCGACAAGGCTACGCTGCAAGGTAAGATCACCGCACGCACCAGAGCCACCTCTCTGGCCCGGTTCGTCACCAGTGGGACAGTCGGTAAGACAGGCGTCCGGGTCAAGGTCGGACCCAGCGGGTCGAAGTTCATGAAGCGGGGAATCCTGCTCCGGCTCAAAGCGGGCTCCGCAGACCTCGACACCAAGTCGAACCTCGGTCTGGCGATCCGCCTCAAGGCAGGCGAGACGATCCAGAACCGGAAGAAAACAACCCAGCTTTCCAAGGGGCTGTACCTCCTATATGGTCCGTCCGTTGATCAGGTTTTCCGCGCCAATGACGGCGATGGGATAGCCTCAGACTTAGCCCCGTCGCTGGCGGGACAACTGGAAAATGAGTTCCTCCGGCTTTTGGATATTTGACATGGCGACAGACCCGCTCCGACTCCGAATCCTGAAGGCGATGACCGCCGCGATGCAAGAGATCACCGTGGCCAACGGATATGCTACGGAGGTCGGAGCGAACGCTTTCCGGGGCCGGGTCATCTTCGGCGAGAACGATCCTCTGCCGCTACTCTCAATCCTTGAGGTCCCGATCCCGCTCGACCAGACGCCCTCGCCCACGGACAGCGAGTTCTCGTCCGGCGGTTGGGAGCTTATGATCCAAGGGTTCTGCGAGGACGATTCAGAGAACCCGACAGACCCCGCGCATGTGTTTATGGCCGACGTCAAGAAGCGGCTCGGGCAGGAGAAGCGCAGGGCCTTGGCAATGACCGCCGCAGAAGGTATCTTCGGGTACGGAAACTTCATCACCAACCTAAGAATCGGTGCGGGGGTTGTTCGTCCACCAGATGAAATCTCGGCCAAGGCATACTTTTGGTTGACAATTACACTGGACGTGGTGGAAGACCTAACCGATCCTTACGGGGATTAACCGCAAGCCGTCTAACGAGGACAAGCATCATGACTATTAGGAATTACACACTGGGTCGGGGGAAGGTCCACTTCTCGCGCTTCAAGAGCGGCGGGCAGGTTCCGTCTGGTTTCTTCTACATCGGCAACACGCCAGAGTTCAACCTGACCATCGAGTCCGAAACGCTCGATCACTTCTCGTCGGATGAAGGTATCCGCGAAAAGGACGACAGTGTTCCGCTTCAGGTCACTCGTACCGGCTCGCTGATCACTGACAACATCGACCCGAAAAACGTGGCGCTGTTCTTCTTCGGTCAGGAAACCTTGGTCACTCAGGCCGTGGTTCCTTCGGACACCGAAATCCTCCTCGCGATCAAGGCTGGTCACAGCTACAAGCTCGGCGTGTCGGACAGCAACCCGACTGGCTACTTCGGCATCAACGCAACAGGCTTTGTAGTCGAAGTCTCACCGGGTGGCACACCACTTGTCGTGGATGTTGACTTCACCATGAACTACGACACAGGCATGTTGTCCTTCATCGAAGGTTCAACGCTGGCCGTGGACGACGAGGACATCGACGTCACGTTCGCAGTCAGGGGCTCGACCCGCGACCGCGTGCTGTCCGGCTCGGAACCAGTCGAGGGTGCGATGCAGTACATCGCGTTCAACCCCAAGGGTGCGAACTTCGACTACTACCTTCCTTATGTGAAAATCACTCCGAATGGTGATTACGCTTTGAAAGGCGATGAGTGGCAGCAGATTCCGTTCTCGATTGAGGCGCTGAAGCCCACAGTCGGCGAGGCCATCTATATGGATGGTCGGGTCGTCTACGCCTAAAACCTGACATTTGGAGTATTGAGTTATGGGACTACGTGACCTTGTATTGCCTACCTCCGAGATCAAGACCCCCGGCGGATCGTTTTCCGTCAGGGGCTTGTCCTTCTCGGACATCATGACGGTGGCGAATAGCCACGGCCCGCAACTGGTTCTGGTTTTCGGCCAGATCAAGTCCGGCAAGAAATTCGATAACAACGAGGTCAAGAACCTGTTGTCCAGCCTCGGCCCGCAGGTTCCCGATCTGATGGCCGCGCTGATCGCGCTGGCCTCGGACGACTACACGCCGGAGACGATGGAGATCGTCAAACGGATGAATTTCACCCACCAGATTGAAGCGATGGAAGCGATCTTCCACAACACCTTCACGTCTGAGGCAGAGATAAAAAAGTTCATGGAGACGATCCTTCGGATGGTGACTGGGGCGACGAGCCTAACAAGCCAGATCAGTCTCCCTCTTTCCGACGTTGGCTCTGGGGCGTTCGCCGCCAAGTAAGTCTACTTCTGGATCACGGGCACCCTGACGCGCGGCTCTATCCGCTGGGGATGTTGTGGGATGAAAGTAATTTGGTGATTGAGCGGGTAAACTCGCATACGGTAACGGAAGCGAATCTTCTCCAGCAGGCCGTCGGCTCGATACTGTCCAAAGAGTCCGGCAAGCTATTCACCAAGCTCATTCGTGCTCTGAACGTCGAAACCAAGCCCTTCGAAGAGGGAATTGCCAAAGACGAGCACACACTAGAGAGACTACTGCCGAAGGGCTACGAAAAGGAATAGAGCATGGCGCGTAAAGATGTCGATCTGGTCATCCGCGCGAAGGATGAAGCCGCCAAGGTCATTGACACGATCACCGCAGCACTCAACGAGTTCGTTGGGGTCCAAGGCGATCTAACTCAAGCCTCGGGCAAAACCGGATCGGCTCTGAACCAGCTCGGCGGCGCGCTCAAGCTTCTCGACAAAGAACTGAACGGGGCCACTGTCTCCGCCAAACTGTCCCAAGAACTGGACAAGGCGACAGCGGCCTCCGGTCGGCTCAACAAAGAGTTTGAGACAACTCAGAAGCAGGCCCGTGACCTCTCACGCGACCTGACCAAGGTTACCTTCCAGACGGACCGGTTGACGGACAAGGCCAACGGCGCGGCAGCGGCGCAGGCGAAACAGTCGGCAGCTCTGGAGCGGGCCAAGAACTCGCAGGCGGCGCTCAACACCTCGCTCGCAGCGGCGACCAAGGAACGCGACAAGCTGATCCGGGCAGAAGCCCGGCTGGGTACGGCTGTCACCAATCAGCAGGTTCAGGTCACCAAGGCCACCGAACGGTACGCCCGGTACGCCGCGCAGATCGCCAACGTGGTCACGCCGACCAAGACACTCCAGAACAACTTCGAAAGCGCCAACGCCTCGCTGGAGAAGCACACGGCGAAACTGTCCGCGCTTCAGAGCGAATACACTGAGACGCAGGGCGGAATTGCGAAGACCGCTGAGTCCGTTCAGACGTTCGCGGCGAAGCTGGACACGTCCAACGCAGCAGTGGCCCGGCAAGAGGGCGTGCTGGCGAAGATCGCGGCCAACTACAGAGAACTCAGCGTCACCTCGAAAGAGGCCGCGAAGAACCAGTCCACGGTTGCCACGGCGTCCAGCAAGGCTGCCAATGAGCTATCGAAGCAGGGCGACCGGGTAGCCAAGGCGGAGACCGAACTTCTCCAGCTCTCGGCAGCCGCAGGCAAAGCCGACGCAGCCCTGACCGAACTGGCCACTAAGTCAGGCGCAGCTCTCCAGACGTCCTTCGACAAACAGCGCCGCACGGTGCTGGAGACCAAGCGCGAATGGCTCGAAGGTACTGCCGCAGTAAAGCAGCTCTCCGACGCGATCAGCCGCGCAGGCGTCCCCACGCGGGCCATGGCGGAAGCCTTCACCAAGGCACGAGCAGAAGCCGCCGCCAGCAAGCAAGAGTACATCGCGCAACGCAACGGCTTGCAGCAGCTCTCGACGGTCCTCAAAGACACCGGGACGTCCGTTGAGTCGCTCCGCCAGAAGCAGCTCGCGTTCACGCAGGTTCAGGCCAGCACAGGTGCGGCCATCGCCCGGATCAGGCAGGCAGCCACCGGGTCGGCCACCAGCTACGATCTACTGTCAGGCAACGCCCGCCGGGCAGCCATAGCCGTCCGGGAAGTCGGCACTGCCGCCGGGCAGTCGGCCAGCTCCACGCGCCGGGCCAAGACCGAGACCGATGGGCTCGCTGCCGCCTACAGAAATATGTACGGGGAGAGCCGTCAGGCGCTCTCGTGGACCCAGCGGCTCCGTGGTGAGGTGCTGGCCATGGTTGCGGCCTATGGCGGCCTCTACGGCGTGATCAGCCTTCTTCGGCAGACTGTGGACGCCTACGGCACGTTGCAGGCAGCGTCGGCCCGGTTGAACGTCGCCTTCGACGGGAACATCAAACAGGTCGGCAACGAGTTGGACTTCGTGCGCCGCAACGCCGACCGGCTGGGTATCGAGTTCGGTGCGCTGGCCAACGAGTATTCCAAGTTCTCCATCGCCACAAAGAATACGGTTCTGGAAGGCAAGAACACCCGGAAGATTTTCATCTCGGTCGCGGAGGCGGCACGGGTAAACAACTCGTCGTTTGACGAGATGCGCGGCGTCTTCACGGCGCTGACCCAGATCGTGTCCAAGGGCTCGGTCCAGATGGAAGAGCTTCGTCAACAGTTGGGTGACCGGCTGCCGGGCGCGATCCAGCTCATGGCTGACGGCCTCGGGATCACCACGGCCCAGTTGATCAAGATGGCCTCGCAGGGCGAGATCACGTCGGAGGCGCTGGTCCCGTTCGCGGAAGAACTGGATCGGCGCTTCGGCCCCGGTCTGGCAGGCGCTCTCAAGAACACCATCACGGTCCTCGGACAGTTCAAGAACGCAGCGTTCCAAGCCCTCTTGTCGTTCGGCGAAGGCGGGTTTATCCAGTCGTTCACCGACCTGCTAAAGGACCTGACGGACACCCTGAAATCAGCCGATTTCAAATCCTTCGCCAATCGGGCGTCGGCGGCGTTCGGCGTGCTGCTGGACACCCTCGGCCTGCTGGTCAAGAACTTTGACGCGCTGGTCGTGATTGCCTCGATCTTCGCCGGGGTGAAACTCGGGCCGCTGGTCTATGCGCTGGGGGTACAGTTCGGCATTCTGACCACGAACATCGGGAGAGCCACTGGGAGTCTGGTAGCCGCAGCAACAGCAGCTCGTGCAACCGGGGCGTCCATGGGTGTGGCCGCCGTGGCGACACGGGGCCTCTCGGCAGCTCTCACGTTCCTGACGTCGGCTACCGGCGTCGGCCTGATCGTCACCGCCATCGCCGCAGGTATCGGCCTCTGGGCAACCAGCTCGGATGAAGCCACGGAGGCGCTGACCAAGCACCAAGAGATTGTCGATGAAGTCAAGAACGCCTACGACGCCGCCGGGGGCTCCGCGAAGCTGTTCAACGAGGACACCGCAGGAATCTCGCAGTCGCAGGCCGTAGCCAATCTGAACGCGGTCAAGTCCGCATTGCAGTCGGTCAAGGGTGAAGCCAC